CAGATCGCCGTTGAGCTTAGTGTCGCCGAGTCATTAGCGCAGAGCCTTGATGATTTCGGTAATGAGTTCGATATGCTGGGCGCCGCGAATGATCTGGTGCAGGGTGTCATCAATGATGTTGATAGCGTTATGTCTGCAGTCGAGAGCGTCGTCACTGGTGTCACCAGTAACATTACGCAATTGATCACTGCGCCGTTTGAGATGGGTGCTGCTATTTTGGGCGCCTTCAATGTTGTAGAAAACGCGCTCAGTGATCCGATCCAGGCATTAAATGTTTACCGCCGACTATTTAACGCGGGCGATGATCTCGCTGTAGTGTCGACAGCTACGCCAAGTCGTCAGCAGCAGGCTGATAGTATTGCAGCAACACATCGCATCGTGCAGCAGACCGCTGTCGCGTCGGCGTGTTTAATGGCGTCTCGTGTTAGCTACGATAGTGTCGATGAGGCTGTCAGCCTGCGTGATGAGTTGCTCGCTGCTATCGACGAACAAATTAATCAGCAAATGACTGACTCTTTGTTCGCTGCGTTCATGGATATGCGATCGGCTATGGTGAAGGATTTGCGCACGCGCGGCATGTTGCTGCCGAGGATTGTGTCATTTACGCCAGGGCAAACACTTCCTGCGTTAGTGCTCGCGCATCGGTTGTATGCTGACGCGACACGCGAAGCTGAGATCGTTGCCCGCAATAATATTTATCACCCTGGCTTTGTTCCTGGTGGCGTCGCGCTTGAGGTGCTGACGAATGTCTGAGCTATTACTTAATATTGACGGCGTAAAATACTCAGGCTGGCTGAATGTAACTGTGCGCCGTAGCCTGGAAACGCTGGCTGATAGTTTTGAGTTGAGTGTCACAGAGCGCTGGAAAAACCAGACCACACGCCGACCGATTGCCGCTGGATCTGCTTGCAATATTAGTATTGATGGCGAGCGCGTGATCACGGGCTTTGTCGATGACGTTGTACCGAACTATGACGCAGAGCAGCATTCGGTCGATGTCGCTGGTCGCAGCAAGGCGTCAGACCTTATCGACTGCTCGTTTTTTAGTGCTGAAGATTTCAAAGGCAAGAGATTTGACGTAATAGTCAAAAAGGTATGTGCACCGTTTGGCATTGACGTCATTGTCAATGCTGATGTCGGTGAGGCTTTTACGCAGTCGCAAAAAATTGAACCAGGTGAGACCGTGTTCGAGTTTCTTGATCGCCTGGCTAGATATCGTGCATTGCGAATGGTGTCGTCGGCCGAGGGTGCGCTGCTAATTACACGCACCGGCACTGAGCGAGTGAAAACCGCGCTGCGCCTCGGTGAAAATATTCTAGCGGCTAGCGGCAGTTTTAGTTATCGCGAGCGCTTTGGAGAGTATAGCGTCATGGGGCAAAGCACTGGCGATGATAATCTTTTCGGCGCTGTTGCGGCTGAGCCCTTTGGTGTTTATCGCGATAGCGCGATCACGCGTTATCGTCCGACTGTGCGAATCGCTGACGGCAATATCAATACAGATGAGTGCAAGCGTCAGGCGAAATGGGAACGTAATACCCGCATGGGCCGAAGCGGATCTATTGTGTACACGGTGAGCGGCTGGCGTCACGCTGATGGTTTATGGACACCGAACACGCTGGTGCCTGTAGATGATATTTTTATGGATGTGTTGGCTGATCGCTTAATCACTGAAGTGCAATATATTCTCGATGACCAGGGCGAGCGCACCGAGATCCAGGTGATGCGTCCGGAGGCGTTCGATTTGGCGGCCGTGCCAGAAGACAACGACGACGAGTCAAGCTGGCTCGATGCAGGTGACGCATGAGCGTGCGCCGTTTGCTTGTGCCGGTGCACCGTCGCATTCGTAACCTTACGGCGCGCGGCACAGTGCAGTTGTCCGACGCGAGCAAGCTGCTGCAGTCGCTGCAGATTACATTGCTCAAAGACGAGGTGCTGGATAACGTCGAGCATTTTGAGCCTCTCGGTTTAACGAGTAGGCCAAAGCAAGGCGCCGAGGTTTTGGTGTTGTGTCCTGGTGGTAATCGCTCAAGCGCGATCGCGGTAATGGTAAGCGATCGCCGTATCCGCATTAAAGACCTGGCGGAAGGTGAAGTCGCTATCTATGACGACGCGGGTAATCTGATACAACTAAAACAGGACGGCACAATCGCAGTGACTTCGTCGACGTCAGTTGATGTCACTGCGCCGAATGTGACCATGAGCGGCAATCTAACCGTGTCAGGCAATGTTCACGCTGATGGCAGTGTGAGTGACGCGACTAGTACTATGCAGGCTATGCGCGACGCTCACAATACGCACAATCACCCTACCGCGCCGACTGGGCCGGTATCACTGCCTAGCGTGCTGATGGTATGAGTATGGAGTGTTTCAAATGACAGATATTGCTCTGCAGCAGTTAGATGACGGCAGCTTCGACGTCGATATCGTCGGCGGTGACTTGTTAGCTGATAACGGCATGCGCACTGCTGTGTTGATTAGTTTATTCACTGATCGCGTCGCAAACGCTGATGACGTTATTCCTGACGGCACTGGTAATCGTCGCGGCTATTGGGCAGATGCTTACAGCGAGACCGGCGACAGATTGGGCTCGCGGCTCTGGCTCTTGGGTCGCGAGCTGGAAACCACAGCAACACTGATTGCCGCTGCAGAGTATGCCGACGAGGCGCTCGCCTGGTTAATGGTTGATGGTGTTGCTCGCAGTGTTGTCAATGTCGCGAGCTGGCTACGACCTGGTGTTTTGTCGATTGAGACGACAATCAGGCGCAGTGATAGCAGCCTCTTTCAAGATATTTTTAATTTTAGTTTAGATGCACTTTAAAGGCTTACTATGGCGCTAACAATTCCGACACTGCAAACAATCATTAATCGCATGGACGCTGACGCCGAAGGTCGTCTGCCAGGAGCGCAGCCACGTTTGCGGCGTTCGTTGCTAGGCGCAATTATTCGCGCCGTCGCGGGTTGTGTGTTTGGCTTGTATCAATTAATCGCAAAAACGCCGTCGGCGATTATGCCTGACACGGCTGCGGGCGAGATCCTTGATCGCTGGGCGGCGATTTATCTGACCGTGTTGCGCAAGCCTGCAACCTTTGCGGCGGGCACAATCGGTTTCACCGGCACGAACGGCGTCGAGATACCCGCGAGCAGCATTGTGCAGCGCGTTGACGGTGTTGAGTTCACTACCGATGCACTAGCCACCATTGTCGCAGGCGTGGCTAGCGTGGCAGTCACGGCCTCGCTGGCCGGTGTTGCTGCGAACACCGCCGCCGCCGTAAGCCTGACGCTGACAGCACCGATCGCAGGGATTAACAGCGCGGCATCAGTCGACGGCAGCGGCATCACCGGCGGCGCGGATATCGAGAGCGACGACCTGCTACGCCAGCGCGTACTTGATCGCATTCAAAACCCGCCGCAGGGTGGCGCCGCGCATGACTATATTGCATGGGCTAAAGAGAACGCAGGCGTGACTCGCGCCTGGTCTTATCCGCTGGAGGGTGGCGCGGGCAATGTGGCGGTGCGATTTATGATGGATGATAGTTATGCGAACGGCATCCCGCTGGCCGGTGATGTCACCACGTTGCAGGACTACATCGAGCCACTGCAGCCAGCCAGCGCCATCCTGACCGTGGTCGCGCCTGTGGCACTTGCTCTTAACTTTACGATCAATGTCACGCTAGACACCGCCGCCGTGCGTGCGGCTGTGCAGGCCGAGCTGATCGATATGATCCTGCGCGACAGCCAGCCAGGGGGCACGATCCTGCTTTCGCATATCGGTGAAGCCATCAGTCGCGCCACGGGGGAAACTGATCACGTCATCATAGTGCCCGCTGCTGATGTTACGCACACCACAAACCAGATCGCGACCTTCGGCGTGATCACTTGGGTGTAATGATGCGCACGCTCTCTGATTATAAAAATCAATTAATCGCGTTGCTGCCTGATGGTGTTGTCTGGCCTGTGGTGGGTGTTGTTAGTAATTTAACGACGCTGCTGGAAGTGGCCGCGAACGAACTGCAGAGAGTCGATGCGGCCTTTGATGATCTAATTGATAACTTAATGCCTGATAGCACTAGTCAGTTGATTAGTGAGTGGGAGGCAGTCGTCGGCCTGCCAGATCCTTGCACGGGAATGCTGCCAACACTACAGGATCGTGTTAACGCTGTTATCGCGAGGCTGTCTATTCAAGGTGGGTTACACGAGCAGTTCTATATTGATCTCGCAGCGCGTTTTACTTATACGATAACGATCACGATCCTCGGTGCTAATCAGATGCAGATTAATGCATCGGTCGTGACTGCGACCTATTTTCGCGCTGGAGTATCACGAGCGGGCGATCCTGTCGCTACATCCGGCAATGCTTTGTTGCAGTGTTTAATCAATAAAACAAAGCCCGCCCACGTCGCTGTGACATATAACTTTTTTTAAGGGGATTAATTATGTTTAAGATCGATAATGCTACAGCTAATCCGATCGAACCATTGCGTAGCGCTGATGGCCCGAATGTCGGTGGTTTTTTTGATGCTACAATAGAGACCATCGTGAGTGACGAGTGGCTGAATGCGGTACAAAACGAACTGGCGAACGTTGTAGCACTGAATGGTCGCGCGCTTAATAAAGCAGATGATACTCAGCTGTTCTCTATAATACAATTATTAATAACACGGACTACAACATCACTATGGACAGAGTCAGCGAATCCTAAAAACTTTGTGCTTAGATCAATATGTTACGGTGCGGGCACATATGTTGCGGTCGGCGGCACTGATGGCGTCGATGCGTATATTGTAACCTCGCTAGACGGCAAGAGCTGGACAGAGCAAGCTAATCCATTAAATGCAACGCTTAACAGCGTTTGTTATGCTGCCGATTTGTTCTTGTTTGTTGCTGTCGGTAATTCGTCCGGCAGTGATGCTTATATCATAACCTCGCCAGACGGTACGGGCTGGATTGA